GTTTTACTAATGGAAGGTCAACATGACAATGAGTAGCATTAAGGTTACTTTGATCGACCATATGGGCAGTGACCTGTCTGTCGTTAATGCAGCACGGGTATCCTTCGGTAAGGAAGCACAGCCTGTTGGGTGGAAATCTTATAACTATGAGGATGGATCAGGCGCGCATGGCCAAACGCATGGGGAATTTATTGCTATCCTAGAAGCCAGAGATCATAAACTGATCCGATACCTTGCAGAGCATAAGCACTTGTCACCCTTTGGTCATGCCTTCGCATCCTTCCACGTCAAGGCACCGATCTTTGTCGCTCGACAGTTGGTCAAGCATAAGTTCCTGCGCTGGAATGAGATCAGTCGTCGGTATGTGGATGATGAGCCTGAACTTTACTGGCCCTCAGAAATCCGTATGAAAGCGGATAACGTTAAACAGGGGTCTGGGGGTAAACACCCAACAATCAATCATGGTGTTGGCACAGGTTACTACCAAGAATTGAAAGGAGAAGTAACTTCCCTTTTGGATACCTACGAGTGGCTTATCAAAGAGGGCGTAGCACCTGAACAAGCAAGGATGATCCTCCCTCAAAACACGATGACCGAATGGTATTGGTCGGGTTCTCTTGATGCTTTCGCTGCCATGTGTAAGCTAAGATGTGCCTCTGACACTCAATATGAGAGCCGTGTAGTGGCCAACCAGATTTCTGAGGTAATGGGACAGCTATTCCCTGTGTCTTGGGCCTCACTGATGGATAAGGAACGTAGTGACGATGAATGAATATCTTATGATTGCATCCCTTGTGGTGTCCCTGTTTCTTGTCGTATCCCAGATCGGGGTCATCCGTAAGCTACGGGAGATGGAAATGATGGTCGAGTTATTGATGCTGGAGGCTGTGCTCAGTTCTGAAATCCAGCGTAGGAAAGATGAGGAAGAAAACCTTGGAGACTGAAACAATAGTAACAATGTGTGAACGTCTCGCCCGTAAGTTCAATCAACCCCAACACTATGATGATATGGTATGCGAAGGTATACTCAAAGTGTTAGAAATGCTTTCCCATAACAAGGAAGAACACCCAGCTAATTTGTATCGTGAAGCCAAGCGTAGGATGCACGACTATATCAACTTCGACTGTCATGGTCTTACTGTCCCAGCATCGGACGCCGCTAGGGCTGTTGTGAGGGGCAATGACGTATCAGACAGGGAAGACTACTCAGAGCATGGACTTGAGGTTCTGAAGACTGCCCTGAAGAGCGAGTGGGGCGGTTACGATGACGACATGACAGAGGGTAACATCCCTAATGGTGAAGAGGCCATTATCAACAAGAACACAGCCGATGTCGTCACTAACTCAATCCTGTCGTGCCTAGACAATGAGGAAGCTCAGGTCATCGTCTTGCGATACTTTGAGGATGCGACACAAGATGAGGTGTCTGTCATGTTTGGAACGTCACGACAGGCAATCTCGCTGAAGGAGAAAAAAGCGTTAAGAAAGCTACGCTTACGCCTCTGTAACATTTTGTGACTTGCGGAACGACTAAAAAAGTTCCTATTAGTAAGTGTCAGCCTTACTTAAGTATGAAACATAAGTATTGATCTTTTGTATAATAATAATACTTAAGATTAATACTTAAGTATAGGAGCCAGAATGGAACTGAACCACAAACCTTGTCCTTATGTGTCGTGTGGCTCAAGCGATGCGTTCAAGTATTGGACGGAAGACTACAATGGCTACTGCCATGCTTGCGCTTCAAAATACCCCCAACATAAGGGTCAGCTACATTCTTGGGCCGAAGATACATACCCAACCAAGAAAGGAACGGACGCTATCATGTCGTTCACACCGAAGGCTATCAAACCTGAAACCCCCGGAGGTGGAAATTGGGTTGAGATGCGGGGGATCAAACCCCTGACAATGGAAAAGTTCAGCGTAAAGACTTACGAAGATCGTCAGGAATATGTCTACCCAAGTGGTGGCATCAAGGTTCGTCGTCTGGATGAGAAAGCATTCTACGCCAAGAACAACTTTAAGGGCGACGAACTATTCGGTATGAACTTGTTCCCTGCTGGTAGTGCCAAGAAGGTTACTGTCACTGAGGGCGAGCTTGATGCACTGTCTATCTATCAAATGATGGACCATCGCTTCATCAACCCTGTTGTGTCGTTACCGTCAGCTACACCATCTAAGAAGCTGTGGGAGAAGTGTGCAGACTGGCTTAACAGTTTTGACCAGATCATCCTGTCTGTCGATAAGGACGACGCTGGAGACGCTGTAGCGGCCCGTATGGCTAAGATGTTCCCTAACAAGGTCTACCGGGTAGATCATGGCGATTATAAGGATGCTAACGACTACCTGAAGGCTGGTAAGCAGAAAGAGTTTATGTCAGCTTGGTGGGGCGCACAGAAGTATGTGCCTGAGAATGTCCTTAATACTGCTGAACAGTTCTTGTCGTTGTATCACGATACACCTGAGCATCAGTATGTTAAGACTGGTATTGAGGGATTGGACGACAAGATCTTGGGTCTGATGCAAGGTCACTTTACTGTCATCAAGGCACCCACAGGTATCGGTAAGACTGAGGTCATGCGCTACTTAGAATACAACATGATCCAGAAGAAGGTTCCTATTGCTGCATGGCATTTGGAAGAGACTAAGTTGCGTAGCCTGTTGGGTCTTGTCAGTTACCACCTAAAAGACAATGTAACACGACGGGATCTGATTGATGAGAAGGGTATGGGCGACAGGGTTGTTGAGGCCATCAAGGACTTGACCAAGGATGAATTGTTCTATCAGTTCTACTTGGGCGATGGGCAAGGGGCTGACGATCTTATCGACCAGATCAGGTTCTTCTCTCAAGCCTGTGGCTGTAAGTTTGTCTTCTTCGAGCCTATCCAAGATGTGGTCGTTGGCACCTCAGAGGAAAGCAAAGAGGCCATGCTTGCTGATTTGTCTATCCGTCTGTCTAAGCTGGCTGCTGAATTGAACGTAGGGATTGTTACCATTGCTCACACTAACGAGAATGGAGATATGAAATACTGTAAGATGATTGGCCAACGTGCTAGTGTCATCATCAGCCTGCATCGTGACAAGGAATCCGATGACTTTGAGGAACGGAACACTACATACCTACGGGTAGAAAAGAACCGCCCATGTTCAGAAGAAGGCTCTGCTGGTCGTATGCGGTTTAGTTCTGAGACGTTTACTTTGAAAGAGGTGTTATGACAGTATTCGACATTGAAACTGACGGTCTGCTGGATGACCTAACCAAGATCCATGTTCTGGCGTATAGCTACGATGGTAAGGAAGTGTTCCATTGTGGTGACTATGACGCAATGCGTGAGTTCTTTGAGGAACAAAAGGTTCTAATCGGCCATAATATCTGCCGCTTCGATATTCCAGCTATCGAGAAGGTATTGGGCATCAAGATCAAGGCCCGTTTGATCGACACCTTGGCTCTGTCTTGGTATCTGAACCACCATCGTATCAAACATGGCCTTGAGGGCTACGGAGAGGACTATGGGGTGCCCAAGCCTGTCATCAAGGACTGGAACAGCCTGACCTACGAGGAATACGCTCACCGCTGCTCTGAGGACGTGAAGATCAACTGGCGTCTGTGGCGTGACTTGCAACTTAAACTGAGGAAACTCTATGGAGAATAATCATATTGCCGTTTGGTTTTCTTGTGGGGCTGCGAGTGCAGTTGCCGCTAAACTAACGTTGGACCTTTATGGGCACGCGCACAAGGTCTCGATTATCAACAACCCTATTAGAGAGGAACACGAAGATAACCAAAGGTTCCTGAAGGATGTCGAGGTTTGGCTCAAGCATCCCATAGAATTTGCAACTAGGTCTAAATACCCCAACCAATCTTGTGAAGAGGTATGGGAAGACCGTCGTTATATGTCTGGAGTCAGTGGGGCACCTTGCACCCTAGAACTTAAGAAGAGGGCTAGGCAGGAGTGGGAGTCCGTAAACAAGCCGGATTTTACAGTCCTTGGGTTTACCGCAGAAGAGGTGGGTCGGGCAGACAGGTTCCGCTTAACAGAACGAGACACCTTGCTTACACCACTGATTGACTTCGGTTATGATAAGCAGAAGTGCTTCGACATTATACAAGAGGCGGGTATAGAACTTCCAGCTATCTACAAGATGGGATACCCTAACGCAAACTGCATTGGCTGTGTCAAAGCTGGCTCCGCCACTTACTGGAATTTGGTGAGGGAAACCTTTCCAGATGTCTTTGAAAAGAGGTCTAAACAATCTCGGGACATTGGGGCTAAACTTGCCTATTATAAAGGTAAGAGGGTTTTCCTAGATGAACTCCCAAAAGATGCGAAGGGCAGGAGCCTAAAGAACTACAATTTTGAGTGTGGCATATTCTGTGAGGAAAAATGACAGACCTAAGTGAAGGCGCGTGGCGTTTGATTGACTACCTGACCTTTAAGATGCAGTGTGCCCGTGAGCAAGAGGCCCTTGGGTGGAAACTTGATGTAGAACGTTGTCAGGCAGCATACGACGAGATCATGGCACTGAAGGAAGAGAAGGAGGAACAACTAGCTGATGCAATGCCTAGGCGGATCTTGACCACACTCAAGACACGACCGAAGGTGCTGCACAAGAAGGATGGCTCTCTGTCAGCCCACGGTGAGAATTGGGTGTCGTTGTGTAAAGAGCAGATGATGCCAGATAGTGTGCAGTCGCTTACCGTTGTAACTGGCGAAGAGCGTGGCAACCCTAACTCTACAGATCAGGTCAAGCAGTGGTTGTTTGGTCTGGGATGGAAACCTAAGACTTGGAAGTTTGTGCGCGACAAGAAGACTGGTGAAGAGCGTATGATCGAACAAGTCCGTAAAGATGGAGAACTATGTGAGAGTGTTCGTGATCTTATTCCTCTCGATCCTGCTGTGGGGCTTCTTGATGGCCTTACTGTCCTGTCTCATCGGGCAAGTATTCTGAAGGGTTTCCTTGAGGGCCATAAGGATGGGTATCTTAAGGCTGAGATAGCTGGACTTACCAATACGCTACGGTTCAAGCATATGAAGCCTCTGGTAAACCTTCCGGGCGTCGATAAGCCCTATGGTGACGTTATCCGGGGGGTGCTTACTTGTCCCGAAGGTTATACGCTGTGTGGCTCAGATATGACCTCTCTGGAGGACACTACTAAGCGACACTACATGAAACCTCTCGACCCTGACTATGTGGAAGAGATGTCTCGGGATGGGTTTGACCCTCACCTTGACCTTGCACTATTTGCTGGCGACATCACTCAGGAGGAAATTGATGACTACAACCAAGGTAAGCGTCCAGATATCAAACATCTGCGGAAAGCATATAAGGTGGTCAATTACAGCGCAACCTACGGCGTGGGGGCACCAAAGCTCGCAAGGGAAACTGGTAAAAGCCCCAAAGAAGCAAAAACTCTTCTTGAAGCATTTTGGCAGCGTAATTGGTCAATCGAAACAATCGCTAAAAACCTCCGTGTAAGAGAGATCGGTGGTGGAATGTGGCTGCACAATCCTGTCAGTGGTTTCTGGATTAGCCTACGCAGTGACAAAGACAGGTTCTCAAGTCTGAACCAAAGCACTGGTGTCTTCTGCTTTGATAGCTGGGTGGCTATTTGTCGTAAAAATGGCTTACAGACTATAGGTCAGTTTCACGATGAAGTTATTGCTCTGGTGCCAGCAGGACAAGAGCAGGCAGTAAACGACACCATGAAGCAGGCTGTGCAGAAGGTGAACGAGAAGCTAAAGCTGAATGTGCCACTAGGCTGTGACGTTCAGTTCGGTCAGACTTACGCTGAGATCCACTAACCAGAAGGGTCAGATCCACGATACTGATTCTTTATTGCAACACTAAACACACAACGCGCTATAGGCCAAGTTTATTTACTCGGTTTGCTTGCGAACTGCCGAAAAAAGTGCCTATAGTATATTACCAATAGCCGTGAAAGGAACTCGACGATGGCTAAATACACAATGGAAATGGTCTTGGAATACGCCAAGGTTTTCCCCGAGAACGCTGATATGGGTAACCCTGATGGTCCCCGTGCAGCACAAGCAGTCCACGAAAAGGGTGGGCAGTATATCGTAAATGCTTACTTCACAGATCAAGGTCAGATCGACCGCCTCCTAGAAGATGGCCTAGACCCAACCCCA